AGGCAACAATAATTGGAAGTGCAATATCTTTTACTAGCGGAACATTTTCTAGCCCAAATAATACTGTTACAATAAGTAATAATATAATTTATTCCTTTGATGTGTCTGAAACTGATCCAGGAACATTGTCTTATCTAGATCCTGTAACAGTGACATTTGAATCTAATAAATCTACAAGCGATGCTAACGATATAGCAGCAGCATTTAACGCAGCAATGCCAGACGGAACTAATCTTATTGCTAGTGTTGATACAAGAAACAGACTAGTAATACGCCATGAAAAGGGCGGAGACATTGCATTTAGTGATAATGCGTATACTCCATTGGATTTAATATTCTCAACATTTAATTATGAGAATAGCACAGGAACAGCAAATCTATATGCTGCTCCATCTGATTCTAATTATGATCTAATTGCATCAAACTGGAAGGTACTAAAAGCAATATCATCTGATATAGTTCCAAGTCAAATTCCACTAGATGGAACATTATGGTATACTCCAGTTCTCGACAATGTTGATATCATGATACATAATGGAAACACATGGGTAGGTTATCTAGATGATACTTCTCCATATTATACTGCTAGTGAAGACTTCCAGACTGATCCAAAAGGCCCACTTGTTACAGCAACTAAGCCAACTACACAAAGTGATGGAACAACATTACGTAACGGTGACATTTGGATCGATAGCGGTGACACAGTAAATTATCCAGCAATGTATAAGTGGGATGGTTACAATCTAAAGTGGATATCTGTAGATAATACAGATCAAACTACTGAAGATGGTATACTATTTGCCGATGCTCGATATAATACAAATGGAACTAATAGCAATCTACCAGGTGCGATTGAGGATCTACTATTAAGCAATTTCATAGATATAGATGCTCCGGATCCAGATCTTTATCCACGTGGCATGCTATTATTCAATACACGTCGTAGTGGTAATAACGTAAAGAGATTTGTACGTAACTATATTGATATCAACGAATCAAACATACGTTTTGATGACGAAAGCCAGGAAGAGTATTATCCACATCGTTGGGTTAATGAGAGCGGAATCGCAGCAGACGGACACGGATTATTTGGTCGTTATGCACAGCGTAAGGTTGTAGTTAAACATCTTAAGTCATTAGTTGATACTAACCAATCAATACGTGAGACTGAAATTCGTACATTTAATCTAATTGCTTGCCCAGGATATGTTGAATTGATTAACAATATGGTTGGCTTAAACATTGATCGTAAGCAGACAGCATTTGTTATTGGTGATACACCATTCCGCCTACCAAGTGATGCAACTTCTATTAATGATTGGGGTACAAACTCAAGACTAGCAGTTGACAACGGAGAAGACGGACTAGTAAGTTATGACGAATATCTAGGTGTATATTATCCAAGCGGATACACTACAGATAACAATGGTAATAATATTGTTGTTCCAGCAAGTCACATGGTACTACGTTCAATAGCACTAAGTGATGGTGTAAGTTATCCATGGTTTGCTCCAGCAGGTACACGTCGTGGTAAAGTATCTAATGCAACATCGATAGGATATGTTGATGCAGACACAGGCGAGTGGCAGTCAATCTCTCTTAACGAAGGTCAGAGAGATACACTATATGCTGTTGCTATTAATCCAATAACATTCCTAACAGGTGCAGGAATTGTAATATTTGGACAGAAGACAAGAGCGTCAAACGCAAGTTCATTGGACCGTGTAAATGTTGCTCGTCTAGTTGTTTATCTACGTGGTCAACTAGCTAAACTAGCAAAGCCATATATCTTTGAGCCAAACGATAAGATCACTAGAGACGAGCTAAAGTCAGCAGCAGAGAGCATCATGCTTGAGCTAGTTGGACAGCGTGGTATCTATGACTACCTAGTAGTATGCGATGAATCAAACAACACACCAAGCAGAATCGATCGTAATGAGCTATATCTAGACATTGCAATTGAGCCAGTTAAGGCAGTTGAGTTTATTTACATTCCACTAAGATTAAAGAATACAGGAGAGATTGCTGGGCTTGGTAGTTAAGCCCAGTAATTTTACGGAATAAATACATATAGAAATTAGGAGTCTAGAATGGCAATTTCAACATTAACAAAGTTTACTGTACCACTTGATTCAAATCAAAGCAGTGCGTCACAGTCACTACTAATGCCAAAGCTACAGTATCGTTTTAGAGTAACATTACAAAACTTTGGTATAAGCACACCAACAACAGAACTAACAAAGCAGGTTATGGATGTGGCTCGCCCAAACGTAACTTTCCAAGAAATAGCACTTGATGTATACAACTCAAAAGTATATCTAGCAGGTAAGCCAGGTTGGGATCCAATTAACCTCAATTTACGTGAAGATGTTAACGGTAACGTACAGAAGCTAGTAGGCGAGCAACTACAGAAGCAGTTTGATTTCTTCGAACAGAGTTCAGCTGCTAGTGGTATTGACTACAAGTTTACTACTGTTATCGAAATCCTCGATGGTGGTAACGGTGCCAATACTCCAAATGTACTAGAAACATTTGAACTATATGGTTGCTTTATTGTATCAGCAAACTATAACACACTAAACTATACTGAGAATACTCCAGTAAGTATTGGACTAAGCATCCGATTTGACAATGCCATCCAGTCTCCACAGGGCACTGGTATTGGTACAGCAGTTGGTCGTACACTAGGATCACTAGCAATAGGTTCCGGTGGTTAATACTATTAAATCTAGACTCTAATAAAAAAAGAGACCAGCGTAAAAACTGGTCTTTTTTTACGGATATAAATAATACTATGGCAAATAAATTCCAAAGATTCTTAGGTGATATGGCAAGGGGCTTCCTAGCTCCTAAAGGAAATATGGCAGATTATCAACATGCTGCTAGATTATTTACAGACGATACGTTTCGTCTTGCACCAAAAAATAAGTTTCTTTTTTATGTTGTTTTTAATATAAATCCAGATGCAATAAGCAGTCAAGTTTTTAGAGAAAAGCATAGATTAGAATTAAATTATCTTGTTAAACAAGCTGATCTACCCAAGTATACTCTTAAAACAGAAACTCTAAATCAATATAATAGAAAAACAACTGTGTATACAGCTATACAATATGATCCAGTTAGTTTAACATTACACGACGATAACAATGGTATTACTAACACACTATGGGCATTATATTACGGTTATTATTTCGCAGATAGAAAAAACTCTTCAGATCCGGATTCGGATATAAGTCCTGTAGCATATGATAGAAATCCTTATTATCCTAAAAAGATGATGCCTTTCCGATATGGTTTAGATAATGATTCAAATGAGCCCTTCTTTGAAAGCATCCAACTAGTTACGATGTCAAGACAACGATTTTTTAGTTATATGTTATGTAGTCCAAAAATAACAAAATGGGATCATGATACTGTAAATTATGCAGAAGGAAATGGTGTCCTTGAAAACAAAATGACATTAGCATACGACGCTGTAATTTATAATTCAGGAGTAGTTGAACCTGATGATCCTGCTGGGTTCGCAGTATTACACTACGATCATATGCCAAGTCCGATAGTTGGACCAGAAATGTTACAGAATGGAATGGCTGGAATATTTGGAGATTTATTCTCTATAAATGCTCTTGGTGGCGGCGCTGGTGGGCTTATTGGAGGATTAATTGGAGGAGTTGTTGGTGGTGTTGTTAACGGATTAGCTGGAGGTAATCGACAACCTTATGGTTATGGACAACCAAATTTCTTAGGCGGTGGCGGCTACGGTTCAAGCAGTGGGTTCCAACAATATGGGTTTGGTAGCGGTGGAGCTGCTCCATTGGCAGCACTAACTGTTGCTGGAGTTGGAATGGCAGTTAACGGGTTAGGCAATGTTATCAGCGGAGTCGGATCTTTGTTTGCATCAGATAAGTCAAAAACTGTAGAAGCACCAAATGGAGAAGCGCCCGCAGCAAGTGATGTTATGGGCCCACCAGCACCAACTGCTGCACAAGCAGAACAAGAAAAAAGATATGCAGCAATGGATGAAGCAGACCGACAAGAAGGTGAGTCTATAAGAGCCGCACAACGGGCTGCCGAAGCAGAACGACAAGATCAAGAAGATGGTGCAGCATATAGACAAGCAGCCAAAGATAAAAGCCTAGATGACGCTGATCAAGCAGAAGGCGCTGCTATGAGACAATCTGCTAGAGATGCTGAAGCAGAACGACAAGATCAAGAAGATGGTGCGGCAATGAGGGCAAGACAACCGTCACAAGGAGAAGAACCAGCACCACCATCTGAAAGAAATGATACACAAGAAATAATAGCTAGCAATCCTGGTGGAACAGGAAATGCAGAAACTGATGTTGGATCAGCAAATGGATAGGATTAATAATGGCAACAAATTTACCAACAAATACAAAACCAACCGATAGTACAACTAATACTAAGGATTTTTTTAATTCTTATTATACTGCTGGAATAAGTCTTTCGGCTAGCGATATTGATGCTACTGTAGGTTTCTTCCAGTCAAGAGGATTTGATATTAGTGCTGCTAATTCTATATCGGCTACTCTATTATCACAATCAAAAAAAGAAAATGTAAATGTATTCCAGATATTGGATACTCTTAAAGGACTTAATGAATTACAACTTAGTCGCGTAGTATCTGAAATACTAAACTACAATAGATTAAATATAAGCACTTTAGGATATAGAGTAGATAATACAACAAATAATCAATTTGAAATTCGAAACGTATTAACATAATGGGAAAATTTGCACAAGGAAGATTTGATCCTAAACATCCAGAAAAATATATAGGAACAAAAACTCCTATATATCGTTCAAGTTGGGAATGGACTTTTATGCGAACTTGTGATGAGAACCCTAGCATACAACAATGGGCAAGCGAATCAATTAAGATACCTTATAGAGATCCAACTACTGGTAAACAAACAGTATATGTTCCAGATTTCCTAATAGTATATATTGATAAAGATGGAAAGAAACATGCAGAGATAGTAGAAATTAAACCTGCTAATCAAACTGTACTTGAACAGGTTGGAAAGAATTTTGGTAGACAAATGCAGTATGTTAAGAATATGGCTAAGTGGGAAGCTGCTAGAGCATATGCTAAACAGATGAATATAACTTTTCGTATAATAAATGAGAATGATTTGTTCCATCAAGGTAAGAAAAGATAATAAGTAATTCATGAGCAATAAATTAGAAGAACTATTAAATCTTCCTGAACATAGAGAATCTATGAAAGAAGTTGAAAAAGAGATCAAAGCAGCTTCTAAAGAACTAGTTAAACAGGAAGAAATTGAACAAACTCTAAGAGAATTTGACAAAGTTAATTTGGCATTACCTACAGTCGACGGGCTTGGCTTTGCTAGTGATAAAGAGTTTGATGAACTAGCAGAGAAAGCAACTAAGGCATACGAAGATCTAATGGATCTAGGTATGAATGTAGAAATGCGTTATAGTAGTAAGATATTTGAAACTGCTGCTGGTATGCTAAAGAATGCTATTGATGCTAAAGCAGCTAAGATAGATAAGAAGCTACGAATAGTTGATCTACAGTTAAAGAAACAGAAACTTGAATTTGATAAGAGTGGAAAAGGCAACGATGACAGTAACACACTAAATGTTACAGACTACGTTGTAACTGATCGCAACAGCCTAATTGAGAAACTAAAAAAGATAGATAAATAATTCATAGGAATCGCAATCATGAAGACTTTCAAAGATTATATTACAAAGAGAACTTTTGACTTTAAGATCAAGGTCGCAGGAGAACTACCGGCTAAGTTTGAATCAGTTCTAAAGACATCACTAGAGAAGTTTGGTGTTGATAGCATGAACACAAGCAAGACTCCAATACAGAAACTACCTCTAGACTTTCCAGGACTAGACAATGCAGAAGTACATATATTCGAAGTATGTCTAAAATATCCAGTAATCCCACCTGTGCTTAGATCATATGTTATGGAAAAGACAGGTGTTCCAGAAGCAAAGATAGTTGTAAGGAATACTAGAGATAACGAAGAAGAATATCAGGAATATGGTGATTCGACCCAAAAGAATGAAAAGTATGTTACTAAGTTAACATCAGATTACGAAACAGACGCTAAGATGGATAAGATGGCACAAGAGATGGTCGGCGAGAAAAGAGCGTTTGATCTCCTTAAAGAATTATCCAAGAAAGAAAAGGACTAAGAAAATGACAGACATGCTCAAGCTATTAAAGATCATTGACAAGGTTGAGAAGCCTGTTATGCTTAACGAAGCTGTATCACTAAACATTAGTGCTAACGGTGATTGCCCAGATGATATTACATCTATCTTAGGTAAGTTAGTTAACTTATCTAACCCATCAACATCAACACAAGATATGACACCACATGGTGGACATAAGGATGCTATGATGTCGACTATCGCTAATGTTGATAGTTATGCTGATCAAGCAGCACATGATTATGCTGATGATATGGGCGAGGAATATGCTAACGAACCAAATCCAGAAGTATCTGATGTCGAGTATATGACTAAGGATCTCGCTGGCGGACTTAACAAGCCAAAGAAGCAGTTCAAGAAGGAATATCCAGGCGATAATCCAATGACTATGGAAGAAGCTCGTGCTGCTGAACTAATGTTAGAATATAGGAAGATGACTGAGCAGATTGAAGACGAAGGCATTGGTAGCGCAGCTTGGGCACTAACTAAGGGTGCTGTAAAGGTTCCAGCTAAGGCTGTTGGAAATCTAGCAGGCGGTGCTGCTAAGGGAGTACTTAGAGGCGCCGGAAGCTTAGGTAAAGGAATTGTTAAGGGAGCAATTAAGGCAGCACCAGCAGTAGTTAAGGGTGTAGGCGGAGCTGTTGGCAACGTGGCTATGGGAGCAGTCCGTGGGATTGGTAAAGCTGGTTCCGGAATGTCGAAGGATATTAAGCAAGTAGGACGTGACGTCAAGACTGCTTATAGAAAAGAAGATCGTATGGACGAACTAAGCCCAAAGACACTTGGTTCTTATATAAACAAATCAGCAGCAAGTCTTGGAAAGGCTGGTTACAATGCTGGCAATACTGATGGAACTGCGGCTAAGTTAGATCCACATATACATACTATAAACAAGAGAACAACTGGTATCAAAAGAGCAACTGACAGATTAACTGGAGAAGCAACTGATCCGCGTGATTCACTACCTCAAACATATAGACCAAATGATACTACTCCATATTCTAGAGATAGATTAGCAACAAGAATGCCATCAAATCCTAAAGATAGCAAGCCAAAGAAGGCCGGAAGACTGTTAGGACTAAAGAGTTCAATAAAGGACGCATTAGGTAAACATGGTCCAAAGGGACATCTACCAGAGGCAACTGATAAGAAGCCAACAGACGATGCTAAGAAGAAGAAGTCTGAAAAGATGAAGGCATACCGCGCCGATAGAGATAAGAACGGCGAAGACTAAAATATATGGGGGCAACTAGTCCCCCATAAATAAAGTTATGGGTAAAAGCCTAGATGGCGTAATCGTCAAACGAGCAAATCGAAAAGAACGATATACTGAGAGCCAGATCGATGATCTAGTGAAGTGCCTTGATCACGAAACTGGTCCTTACTATTTCCTCCGTAACTTTTTTTATATACAACATCCAGTTAAAGGTCAACTGTTATTTGATCCATTTGATTATCAGCTTAGGCTAGTAAACAGTTATCATACTAGTCGATTCAATGTTAATCTATTGCCTAGACAGAGTGGAAAGACTACTTGCGCTGCTGGATACTTGCTATGGTATGCTATGTTCATACCAAACTCTACTATATTGATCGCAGCACACAAGTATAGCGGATCACAGGAAATCATGCAGAGAGTGCGCTATGCTTATGAACTCTGCCCAGATCATATACGCTGTGGAACTACTAGTTACAATAAAGGTAGCATAGAGTTCGATAATGGATCACGTATTGTATCGACTACTACTACTGAAAATACTGGACGTGGTATGGCTATCTCACTACTATACTGTGACGAGTTTGCGTTCGTTCCGCCCAATGTTGCTACTGAGTTCTGGACTTCGATATCACCTACACTAGCAACTGGTGGTAAGGCAATCATTACCTCTACACCAAACAGCGACGAAGATCAGTTCGCTCTCATATGGAGCGAGGCTAATAAGAAGTTTGATGAGCACGGAAATGAAACAGTATTAGGTATTAATGGGTTCTCAGCATTCCAAGCATTCTGGTATGAACATCCAGATAGAGACGACGAATGGAAGAGAGAAGAACTAGGAAGAATAGGCGAAGAACGATTCCGCCGTGAATATAATTGCGAGTTCCTAGTATTTGATGAGACGCTTATTAGCAGTATCTGTCTATCAGAATTACAAGGAATTGACCCAAAAGAGAAACTTGGACAAGTGCGTTGGTATAGCAAGATTGATCCAAAACTTACGTATCTAATAGCCTTAGATCCTAGTCTAGGAACAGGTGGTGACTATGCTGCTATACAGATATTTGAATTGCCTACATTTAAACAGGTTGGTGAATGGCATCATAATACAACTCCAGTTACTGCTCAAGTAAGGATATTGAAGGACATAACACAACATATATACGCCCAAGGAAATCCACAGATATACTGGACAGTTGAAAACAATACGCTAGGTGAAGCAGCACTAATAACAATTAAAGATATAGGTGAAGAAAATATACCCGGATACTTCCTTAGCGAACCAATAAGGAAAGGGCATGTAAGGACTTTCCGTAAAGGATTTAATACTACACATCGTGTTAAAGTAAGTGCTTGTGTAAAACTAAAATCACTTATTGAAACAAAAAAGATGGCTATCTATAGCAAACCTTTTGTATCAGAATTAAAGACATATGTAGCAAGTGGATTAGGATTTAAAGCTAAGACAGGTGAACATGATGATCTAGTATCAGCAGCGCTGCTTATATGCCGTATGGCGCAAGTATTAGGTGAATGGGATTCTACTGTGTATGAAAGTCTTTCAGAATTTAAGGACGAAGAAGACTTACCAATGCCAATATACATAACCAGCTATTTAGGATAAATAACTTATAATGTCTAGCAACAGTTCAATCGGAAACGAATTATTTTTGAAATTAAAGAGCAATTTTCCTAAGATACGTTTAGGAGATCATGAAGGCATGAGCACTGTTGATCCTCGTAAAGCAGTATTCTTTGACTTTGACTTTACAGTAGCGGGTAAGGTTATCTCATCAATAAGTATTAGTTTATCTGATGAAGGAACTATGAGGATATTCTATAGTAATGATACTATAAAAGATAACGACGATATTGTAAAAGGAGAATGGTTTAATTTTCTTAAAAGCATGAGAATGTTTGCTAAAAAGAGATTATTATCATTTGAGCCAAAAAACATCGTTAAGAAGAATTTAGATAAAAGAGATTTTAACTTTCTAGCAAATAAAAATAAGGATCAAGCAATGAGCGAATCATCATTATATGGATCAACGAGATCAAGTTATCAGAAACTTGAAAATACAAAGTTGATCATCCGTCATTCAAAGAAAATTGATGAGGCAGGAATTAATAGCCGTACTAGAAATATTGAATCAGTTTATGTAGAAAGTGCAGACGGAGAAAGATTCCGTTATCCTTTTATACATCTTTCAGGCGCAAGAGCAATGCAGAGACACGTTGCTAACGGCGGTAATCCGTATGATGGGTTTGGACAGTACATAGTAAGCCTAAGTGAAAACATTTATAACTTACGTCGATTTAATCATTTAGTTAGTCGTCATGCTTTCTTAGAGAATACAGAAATAATTCCAATTGCAGATGCAGCTCGTATTAAAGCAAAAACAATTAAGAAGACACTAGAAAGCATACAGAAACAACGTGGATACGAAGTAGTAAGAGAAAACTTTACTGCTTTTGACAGAACTGAACTAAGTCCAGAAGTATTAGAAAATCTAAAGAGTAGATTTACAATTCAGCAGTTTAATGAGGAACTAGTAGATCTATTCCCATATATTACTGATCTACTTGGGGAAGAGCAAGTAACTGAATTAGGTCCAAAGACACTTGGAAATTATGTAAAGGGTGCATCACAATCTAGATCATCTAATAGTTATTATAAAGGTCGCGCACAGGATCCATCTTCAAATATCTCAAAAGATTCTGAAGGTCATGTAACTCGCAAAGAAAAGAATCGTGGTGTAGGTATTGGTAGAGCAGTTGATAGACTAACTAAGGAAGCAGCTCCATTTGTTAAGGGCGCCCCAGGCAAAGGTCAGGGTAAACCATCAGGTGATTATGATGATAGCGATGCTGCTTCAGAGCCAATTGGTAGCACATTTGGTAAGTTTAAAGACAAGCCACGTGATGAATCATATGACCTAATGATGGCATTACAATCAACTCCCGTTATTAAGATGGAACCATTTGATAAGGCATCGATCCAGAAAGCAATCGAAGGAACACATAATCAGATTAGAGAACTTGAAAAAGCTGCTAAAGAAAATCCAAGAGACAAGCAGACACAATACGGATTAGAAAAAGCATCAGCACGTTTAGGCTTACTACAGGCAAGAGCTGCTACAGCAGAACCTAAGGCAACTAATAACGTTACAAAGAACGCATTAACAATTGAACATCTAGCAACCCATGTTAAGGATGATCGTATCTCACTATTACTATCACGTATCAGTGAAGACTATCCAAAGATGGAAAAAGATGAACAACGTGAAGTTAATGGACTAATCAAGTTAATGATGTCTAAGGTAAAATTAGTACCAATGTTTACTAATGAAAATATGGCATTTGAAGAACTTGAAAATCTATTACTTAAGAGAGAAGATACTGAAGAAGAAGAAGACGAGAAGATAGACTATGTTTCAGAGTATTCAAAACTACTCGATAACATAACAGGCGACAAAAGCAGTTTAATGAGCGGTGATCCGGAAGTACAAGGAAATGCAATAAAGAGTTTAAACAATCTGATGTCAAGCCACTTCCCAGCAGGAACAAATGGCGTTAACGCTATAGAAAGTCTCAAGGGCATCATAGATGATCCTGAGCTATCGCATAAGCTTAAAGAAATAGGTAAACTAGATTCGAACGAGTGTGTACGCCCAGTAATCATGGAATGGATTAAAGAGAACGTACCACAGATAGTAGATCAAATAGATACAGGCGATATGGTTGGTGGAGAACAGCCGCCAGCAGAGCCAGCAGCAGATCCTAATGTAGCAGCACCTGCTCCAGCAGATCCAAACGCAGCAGCAGCACCTGCTCCAGCACCTGCACCAGCAGCACCAGCAGATCCAAATGCTCCACCCCCACCAGAACAGGCAGAAGAGATGGAACCAGGCATGGACGACGGATCACATGAAGTTAGTGAATATGTTAAGTCACTATACGATAGAAACACAGGACGTTTCCCACGTGGTGAGACTGGCGTACTAGTGAGCGTAGATAAGAAGTTTGGACCAAACGCAGTAGGCCACGCTAAGAAGATGATCGAAGAGCTAAAAGGATCATTCGATGAGAATCTAATGAGAATGAGAAAGCTAGCAGGCGTCAGCTAAAAAAACCAAAAATAGACATTGACAGATAAATAAAACTGCGCTATAGTAATATAGTGCAGTTTTATTTTAGGCACAAACACAACAAGCCAAGGCAACATAGGAGATAGGCAACATGGCATCATTAGCAGAAATTCGCGCAAAACTTCGCGAGCAAGAGACAAAGTCATCAGGTAATCAGGGCGGAGACAACGGAATTTATCCGTTTTGGAATCTCAAAGAAGGACAGGAAGCACTGCTTCGATTCCTCCCAGATGGTGATACAAACAACACATTTTTCTGGGTAGAACGGGCAATGATTAAGCTTCCGTTCAATGGCGTTAAGGGTGAAACTGATTCACGTCCTACACAGGTACAGGTACCTTGCGTAGAGATGTGGGGAGAAACTTGCCCAGTATTGAGTGAAGTGCGCGGTTGGTTCAAGGACAAGAGCCTTGAAGATATGGGCCGTAAGTATTGGAAGAAGCGTTCATATCTCTTCCAAGGACTAGTTGTTGATGATCCGATCAAGGAAGAGAATACTCCAGAGAATCCTATCCGTAGGTTTATCCTTGGTCCTCAGATCTTCCAGATCGTCCGCGCAGCACTACTTGATCCAGAGATCGAGGATCTCCCAACTGACTATCAGCATGGTCTAGACTTCCGTATTGCTAAGACAAGCAAGGGCGGGTTTGCTGACTATTCTACTTCAAAGTGGGGACGTCGTGAACGGGCACTTACTGACAACGACATTAAGGCTATCAACGCACACGGATTGTTTAATCTAAAGGACTATCTACCCAAGAAGCCAACTGACGTAGAGCTTAAAGTTATCAAGGAGATGTTTGAAGCATCTGTTGATGGCGAGGCATATGACGCTGAAAAGTGGGGGCAGTATTATCGTGCTGCTGGGATGAATCAGGCAACTGGTGATCCGAACACTCGTACACAATCAGCATCGCCTAAGGCAGCTATAGTGGAGGATGACGATATCCCTTTTGAGCCAACTCCAGCAAAGGTCGCACCACCTGTTGCTGAGACAAAGAGTTCAGGTGATAGCAAGGCTAACGACATCCTAAGCATGATCCGCGCAAGGCAGTCTAAGTAAGATAAAGAGTAGGGAAGCGATTCCCTACTACTCTTTACAATCTGGAGGTATGAATGGCTAAAACATTTGATATTACAAAATTTAGAAAGACTCTAACTAAGAGCATCGACGGACTTGGTGTAGGGTTTAATGATCCTACTGATTGGGTCTCAACAGGAAACTATGCTCTAAACTATCTCATCAGTGGTGATTTCCATAGAGGTATTCCTCTTGGTAAGGTTACAGTGTTTGCTGGTGAATCAGGCGCCGGTAAGAGTTATATCTGCTCAGGCAACATTGTTAAGTATGCCCAAGAACAAGATATCTTCGTAGTCCTTATTGATAGCGAAAACGCACTAGATGAGAAGTGGTTACACGCCCTAGGAGTTGATACTGGACCTGAAAAACTTCTTAAACTTAATATGGCAATGATTGACGATGTTGCTAGAACTATCCACGAGTTTATGAAAGAATATAAGACAATGCCAGATGGTGAAAGACCTAAGGTATTGTTTGTCGTAGACAGTCTTGGTATGTTGCTAACTCCAACCGATATTAATCAATTTGAAGCAGGTGATCTAAAGGGTGACATGGGCCGTAAGCCTAAGGCACTAACAGCACTTGTCCGTAACTGTGTTAATATGTTTGGATCATACAACGTAGGTATGGTATGTACTAATCACACATACGCAAGCCAAGATATGTTTGATCCAGACGATAAGATCTCAGGAGGCCAAGGTTTCGTTTATGCTTCTAGCATAGTTGTTGCTATGAAGAAACTAAAGCTAAAGGAAGACCTAGACGGCAACAAGGTATCAGAAGTAAATGGTATCCGTGCTGCTTGTAAGATCATGAAGACTCGTTATGCTAAACCTTTCGAAAGCTTACAGATTAAGATTCCGTATGATACAGGTATGAACCCATATAGTGGATTGCTTGAACTTTTTGAGAAGAAAGGTATCATTAAGGAGCAGGGTAATCGTCTTAAGTATATCGACTCTAAAGGTAATGAATTCTTAGAATATCGCAAGAAGTGGACTGGAGAATTATTGAATATGGTCATGTTAGACTATATACTAATCAAGCCAGTTGAACCAGTGGCTGTAGAAGAAGAAATTACCGGAGAAACAGTAGAATGAACGAAGAACTAATTGTAGAAATTTGGCTCTTGATTAGAGAGTATTCGGATAAGAAGCAGCTAGGTATTGTTGCTGAGAAGTTTGTTGACATCCTTAGTGAGAATGGTGTAAGTGAACAGCATATCGAAAACTCTCTAGGAAATGACGATGATCTAGACGAAGCTATACGCATCGCATTAGATTTAGAAGAGCCTGAAGACTACGATAATGATTGAGTGATACATGACATGGTATTCTAAAGTTAGCCAAGACATTTCCAATATCCCTGAAGCTATCACATACTATGAATACGAACTTACTGAAGCTCGTAGAGAAGTAAAGATAGTCGGGAATATAGAGAAAGCCGCAGCGTCGATGCCCGGAATAGTTGAGCATCGTTATAATCAGCTACAAGAAATCGAAGCTATCTTAGAATACCTAAACATCGAGCAACGCCGTCTACGTAGCCAATTCTTTAAGAAATATCTAGAGAATTATGCTCGTGCCCTTTCAAGCCGAGATGTAGAGAAATACGTAGACGGTGAAGCCGATGTAGTAGACTTTGAAAAGATTATTAATGAGTTTGCTCTACTACGTAACAAGTGGTTAGGTATTATTAAAGCTTTAGATATCAAACAGTGGCAACTTAGCAATGTTATCAAATTGCGAGTAGCTGGCATGGAAGACGCAAGTTTGTAATTGACATATATCACAATTCTATGTATAATAATAAAATGA